CAGTTCACCCTCATTATTTTCATAGATGCGGTCAATGGTGCCTGTAAGCTCAATGCCCAGATCAGCAAGGATGAGAGATTCACAGCGGACTTCCACACCTATAAATTTTTGAGTTGGCGCAATATGAGTGATGTACTTTTGCATTAGTGAATGACCAATTGCCTCAGCAGCATTTTGGTCTAGGTCAGACCAATCTACTTCTTCACCTGGCTGCCAGATCTGGTGATGCAGGATCTCGCGACATTCTTCCAGGGTGACGTCTTCACCAATCAGGTTCAGATAGTCCCACTGGGTCACTGCTTCATGAACTGCTGTACCCAAGCGCGTACGTGCACCGGCTGGAGTGCGTTTGTTTAAAAGATTCCTGGCTTCCCAGCGTGCCGGACAGTCAAACAGGTCGGACAGGGAACTGGCCCGGATTGGAATAATTTTGTCTGGATTTACGGCTGCATTCATTAACGTGCCTCCACAACCTGAACTAAAGCAGAATCAGTTTTAGAGAACTTCTCGTTATAAGCATGAGCTTGGACTGCCTGAGTTTCAGCTTCATTCGCACAGCTACGGAGTATGGCGACCAGACCAATGAAAAGGCTTAATAACAAGAGGAAAGTGCAAAGGTCAGCGACGATTGAGCGCGGTTTACCGTACATCTCTTCAGCCGTTGGTTCTTGAAAGAGGATCTGAGTCGTTTGACTCTGAATTGGTTTTTGTTTCATAATGGCCTCGTAGTATTGAAAAGCCCGTTTGATTTCCAGTCCAGCGGGCTTTTTTATTTTTACCAATTCGCTATAACTGCAATTACTTCACCGCTCTGAACAACCTTAAGTTCGCCATCACAGATGATGAGAAGTGTAAAGTTAGTGCCAGTTGCTAGAGTTGTGAATTGATTCATGAGTCATCTCAAATATTAGGTATGAGATAAATATTAGGTAATCCTAATGAATAAGTAAATAGGTATTCCTAATTTTTTTGAAATATTTTTATATAAAAAAACCCCATTATATAAATGGGGTTTCGCTAACTATGTCTATTGTGTTAGATCATGTCTAATGACCCATTTGCCATTATTTGGATCATATTCAGGATATAAGCTAGCTAATATATGACCTATGGCGACTACATGCAAAGAATTCGGCTCATCCACTTGATCTATATAGCCCCAATAAATCAAATTGCCTTTACTTAACTTTTCTGAATGTTTGTCATTAATTCCACTAACTAAAGTAGTCTTACCAACATCTGCCAATTGTATAAAAAATTGTATAGAACCATCTTCAAATTTATATATATCCTGAATAATACCAAGACTCACTTTCTTAGGTGACATATTTGCTGAATATTGCTGTGCTGCAAACTGAAAGGCAGCGAGATTATTTTTGAAATGTAAGTTCTTTTTCGGAGGAGTATAGAATTTTTTCTGTTCTGATTTTAATTTTTCAGGTCTATCATTGATAATCCATTCTTTAATTCTTACTAATATCTGATACCCCCAAGACATTGAAAGTCCAATGGGAATAAGGTAAAGAAACAAGTGAAAAAAGAAAGAATCTCTTGAATCCGGTAGATAATATGGGTCAAATAAGTCATCAAATGACAAATCTTCTTTAATTATCCAAGTGATTAATGACAATAACCCAATACCTAAAATAATAACGCCAACCCTTTGAATTGGCGTAGAAGTTCCGTAATTCCAGAGTTTTCCCATTCCATTCTCTTATTTATAATTCCGCATATGGCGGACCATTACCCCAATTATTGATATTTTGTGGTCTTTAGAAGAAAGGGTTGGATAGTCAGGGTTCAATGGAACTAATTCAAATTCCTCCCGACCATATTCATCATAACCTGTGACTCTATATTTTTTAAAGGTTGCCTCATAAGAACCATTTTGAGCAATTACATACGATCCGGGCTGTGGAGCCAATGAGGCATCAACTACAATTGAATCACCTGGTAAAAAGTCAGGTGCCATACTCATTCCCTCTACAGTCAAACTAAAGACTTCTGAAGGTTTAGCTGCTTGATATGTAGTGTACGTTTCACCTTTTGGGTTAATTCCGTCATATGCGACCGTACCAAATAAGCCAGCCTGTACAAAATCTAATACTGGAATTTTTATAAAAGGTAAATTTTCAAAAGACACATTACTAAAATCAGTTTTTACTTCTTCATCTGTTGGCTTGCCGATTCCCGTAGCTAACCATTTTGAATTTACTTTCAAAAATTGGGCAGCGCGAATAAGATTTGGCCCCTCCATATTCTTTGACTTTCCGCTAAGCCAATCACTAACAGATGGTGGCCTAACTCCAACGGCGCGTGCAAGATCAACACCCTTAATTTTCTTAGGGGGTAGTACTTCCATTGCATATTTAAGACGTTCAGCGAGTGTTTTCATTAGGAAATCCTAACACGAAATAAATTAGGTATTCCTATTGATAAAAAATAAGGAATGCCTAATAATTAGTTTTTAAATTAGGAGAACAACATGACTGATAACCAGCTTATAGAAGCTCTTGGTGGTCCTGCAGCAGTCGCTCGGTTACTAGATATTCGGACACCTTCAGTTAGCGGATGGAGACATATCCCAACTGAACGAAAAATCAGACTCGCAGTGATTGCAGAAGATCGTGGAATTACCACAAGAAAAGAACTTTTCCCAAATACTTATAAAGAAATTTGGCCGGAATTGCGCCCAGTTGTGGACTGTTGAGTAAAAAACTATGTCCGAAAAACTCACTGAAAGCATCACGTTTAAATGCACATATGAAGAAAAGCGAGAATTTGAAGCAATCGCTAAAGCTGAAAAAACAGATATTTCTAAATTAAGTCGTGTTTGCATGAATCAAAAAATCTTAGAGGTTAGAGAGTACCTAAATTCTCTCAAAGCTTTTGCATGTCTTACCACAGATACCGTGGATACCAGTTTTGAACTGCGGTCACCACCAAGAATGATTGATGTAACACCAAAGCAAATAGACGCAAAAAAAGCCCATCTGTGCGACCAGATGAGCTTTTTCGCCATTCACTCAGAAAGTAAATGAGGAACTCCGAATGTCAAATTTAGCATGTATTGCGGAGGCTGTGAAGAAATGAATGCAGCACAAGTAATCCAGTTTCCGACAAAGCAAACTGATCCGCAGCCACTACGAGGGGCTGAAATGTCTATAGAACAGAAAGATGAGGGCTATACCAAAACGCCTAATTATCTTGTTGACGATGATTATGTGGCAAAAATAACCGGTAATGCCCTTAAATGCTATGTAGTAATCAGTCGATTTACAGAAGGTTTTAAGCGTAAGAATTGGGCTATTGAGTCTAAGTTCTTACAGGCCAAAACTGGTATAAAAAAACCTCACACCTTGTTTGAAGCTGTAAAACAATTGGAGGACTTTAAGCTTCTTTCAGTACATCGTGAGGATGGTAAAACTAACAAGTTTACTATCACTAACCCATGCCTAAAAACGGCAGTACCTAAAAATGGCACTACTGCCGAAAATGGGCAGTGGAGTAGTGCCGAAAAAGGGCATAACACCCATGCCGAAAATGGGCACACTAAGAAAGAAAAGAAAGAAAGAAAAGAAGAGAAAGAAAATAATAATGATGAAACGCATGAAAAAACTTTCGTTGCACAAAACAAATCGATGCTGCAATTCATCGAATATTATCCGCAGGACAAGAAACGATACTCGCTGAAAGAACTCAGCGAAGTTTATCCAGTGGCCAGTGATTTCCAAAAGCAAGCGCTGGTCAGTTTTCCTGAACTCAGCTCAACCGAAATACTGGATCTTCTCAGAAAGCTGGGGCAATGGTCACTCACCGCAACAGCACAGACCAGCCAGGGCTGGATGGGAAGCTGGCTTACATTCTTGAAAAACCGAAAAAGCGAATTACAGGGACAGGCTGGCAAAGCTGCGAAGATACCAGCACAAAAAACCAAGCCTGATAAAACACGTCATCGCTATGGCCAAGGCGTAGTTGCACGAGGTGAATCATGAGCAATATTCAATTATTCCAAGACGCATTCACGGTTGATTTCCCACCAGAGATTGCAGACCAGGTACTAGGCCGTATGCAAGCCCTCTACGGCGAAGCATTCGATAAAAAATTTGGCGAGATTGAACCAGCAGAATTGCAGTTCACCGTTTGCACAGTTTTGAATGGTTTAAAACCTGAAGAACTGCGCCGTGGCTTACAACGCATGAATTCTGAAAAATGGTGCCCATCACTTCCTGAGTTTCGTTCCTGGTGTGTACATGACGGTGACTGGTGGACTGCGGAACAAGCATGGGCCAAAGCACTCAATTTTGAAGCTGACCGAAACCAGAAAATTACCACACTGGCCAAACGTGCATTTGATGAAGTCCGTCATGTCATGAAAACCGAAGGCCAGAAAGCAGCCCATTTTGCGTTCAGAGATATTTACAGTGATTACCTGGATAAAGCGAGAAAAGCCGGACGTGTTCAGATGATGTATATATCACCAGCAAAGCCGGTACACATCGAACAAAAAGAGCATCAGGCTGTGCCATGCCCGCCGGAACTGTCGGCAGTAATCAAGCAACGTGCAAAGCATGCGCCTACTCAGCAACAAAAGCTGATTGCTAGTGGCCAATCACCAGCAGAAGCATACCGTTTGGCTAAGGGGTAATAATATGAAGCACCCATTGATCCGGTACCACGGCGGGAAATTTCGTTTAGCGCATTGGGTAATTGCTCATATGCCGAACCATAACTGTTACACAGAGACATTCGGCGGAGCAGCTGGAGTTCTTCTGCAAAAGCCACGAGCGTACGCTGAGGTTTATAATGACCTTGATGGCGATATCGTTAATCTATTTAAGGTACTTCGAAGTTCTAGCTCGAGAGAAAAACTTATTGAGCAATTAATCCTAACGCCTTACAGCCGTGAAGAATTTGAAAACTCTTGGGAGGTTGCTGAAGATTCAGTAGAGCGTGCACGCCGTACAATTATTCGAGCACAGATGGGCTTTGGTTCTGCTGGAGCCACTAAGGTTATTACAGGCTTTCGTATTGATACCAAGCGTCAATACGGAACAGCACAATCACTATGGACTGCATATCCAGAACATCTAAGTCAGATTGGCCAGAGATTGAGTGGTGTTTTAATTGAGAACCGCCCCGCAATCCAAGTTCTTAAAGATCATGATGCTCCCACCACTTTGCATTATGTGGATCCACCGTATGTTCATGATACGCGCTATGAAGGCGCTAAGACTGGCCGTGTCTATCGTCATGAGATGGATGATAAAGGTCATTTAGACTTACTTAACACCTTACTTGAGCTAGAGGGGATGGTAATTCTTTCTGGTTATCCAAGCGAGCTTTATGACGATACTTTAAAAGGCTGGCAGCGTATTGAAACGAAGGCCCGTATTTCTTCAGGTCGTGGTACTGATCTTAGAACTGAATGCCTTTGGTTAAATCCAGCTGCTCAATATAAAGATCTTTTTGGTGGCAGTGTATGAACCTACGTTGGAGTGAAGATCAGTTAGAGAATCATTTAAAAGCCCACGAGAAACGCAAAATTAGCGCCGTACAGCCATCTAAACCAAAAAATGATGCCAGAGTACTAGGCAGACTGAAACAAGGGGAAATGAACCAAACAGAGCGAAATTACGCAGGGTACTTAGAAGGACTGAAAAATGCTGGTGAAATTATCTGGTATGCATTCGATTCAATGAAGTTTCGACTAGCTAATAAAACGTTTTACTCGCCTGATTTTATTGTCCTAAAGGCTACAGGGGAAATTGAAGCCCATGAAGTAAAAGGGCATTGGGAAGATGATGCACGGGTCAAGATCAAAGTTGCAGCTGCGATGTTCCCAATCCCGTTTATCGCCGTAAAGCGCAATACCAAAAACAATACTTGGGAATACGAATATTTCTAATATATGGGGTGGTCTATGAGCAATCTGGGATTTGAATTTGGGGTCGATAATTTAGCGTTTGAAGACTCTCCTCGCGCACGCGCGCGTTTCTTTGATGCAAACAAGAAGGCAAAACGCTTTATCAAGGCACGTAATCACTACAAAGCACCAGACTTTGGCCGGATGCTTTTAGACCTACGCAACTTGGGTTTTTCACACGAGAAAATAGCAATGCTTTTAAAAGTAAGCGGATCAACCACAGTTTCAGCATGGTCCACTGGTGCACGTCCTTTTTTCGAGAACGGCGACCAGCTCATTATGCTTTGGCAGGATCAGACCGGTATAGATCGTTTTCCACGTATAGGTGAGCAGCTGACCTACCGGTATAAGTTTGGCCAGATGGATATTTTTGAAGACGGCGGTTTGTGTGACCAGGTGGTTAGTGATCTGAATCGGGAGTTGTCAAAGTGATGCCGCTTGACTATACCCATATTGAACATGACGGAACGCCGTGGAAGGAGATCAACGGCGAGTGGTTTTACTGGCGTGAAGTCTGGGGCTGGTGTCAGTATGTTGGCTCAAAGAATAGTAATTTTTTTAATAAATTTAAGTAGGTATAATTCATTGAACTGTTTTAAGAAATAAAACCAATGACATTGATTAGTGAAATAACAAAAAAGATAAGTGTTGCTGAGTTACTAACTACACTTTTTATTTTAAGTGTAGGTATATCACTGTTATATAAATATGGCTTCTATGAGGCACTAGGTATTAGTTGGTATATCTTTACACTATCTCCGCAGCAGTTATTTTTATCGTCTATTAACTTAGTATTCTTCTCTATATTGGGAATTATAATGGGTTTTTTTAATTCTCTTTATAATGAAAAGTATTGGGAAGTTTCTTTAGTGGGATTTCTTGGAATTACCATAATCGCTTTCTTAAGCACAATTATTAATTTTCCTCTACTTTCAAGAGGACTATATTTACTAACGATAAGTTCAACACTTGTAATGTCCGCAATTAATTTTTTTATTTATTCTAAAAAAACAGCAGATGAGAATATCTATGAAAACTATAACTTTATGAAAAGAGCTGGTTTTCCAATAATATCGGTAATTATAATAGCAGCACTTTTAGGGATTGTTTATTATGAAGGTGGACAGGAAGCTTATCGGTACTCCCTTCTTTCTTTTACTAAAAGTATAGTCAAATTAAAAGATAAAACTGAGGGTTGGGTTTTAATAGAAATGAATGGGGACAAAGTTTTACTAATGAAACAGCTTGAGGATAAAAAAGTATTTAAAATAGTTGAGTATAAAGAGGTGGAAGAAATTACGGCAATGGAAACACCCAAAATAGACTATTAGTTTTCTTTTATATTAATTCAATTAATCACCCAACAAACTCCGAAACACTCTATACAACACTAAGCCTTGATCATTAACGATTGAGGTTTTTTTATGGCAACTCGTAAAACTCAAGTACCTGGTGCAACCATTACATCAGAAGAAAATAAAACCACAGAAACTGTAGAACTAACGCCACAACCTGTACTTCATGAAAATCATGATACCGCACCAGAAACCAAAGCTGAGATCTTAGCAGCGCCTGATCAAGAAGATGCAACCACTACACCAGTACCAGAAGATGATCTGGCTGTTCAATTTGCCATGATGCAGGAACGCATGAACCGACTTGAGCAGGAAAATGCTCAGTTAAAACAGGGTTCAGTTGCTTCTAGCCCAGCACCAGTCACTCAAGCAAGCCAAGCTAATACCCAGGCAAATGTACGCCGTGAATCTGTATTGACCGAAAAAGGATGGACCTCAAAGGAGGTGCGTTAATGTGCGGCGGAACTATTGGGAAAGTCATTTCTAAAGTGACTGATGCAGTCGGTCTTACTGATACGAAGGCTGACTCACAAGGTTTTGATGCAGAAGCAGCAGACCGTGAAGCGAAGCGTAAAGCACAAGAGGAGGCTAATGTAGCCACAGCTCAGCGTAAAAAACGTAAGGCTTCAGAAGTTCTGTCTTCTACTTCAGAAGATGAAAAGAAAACAACATTAGGTGGCTAATATGGATGATAAAGCAGCTCAGCTATGTAAGCGCCTTCAAGAATTAAAAGCAGCTCGCTTGCCATTTGAAGCACATTGGAAACAGTGCTACCAGTACGGCGCACCAGAGCGTCAACAGGCTTTTGATGGTGGGGATATTACATCAACACGTAATAACCAACGGGCAGAGCTGCTTGACTCAACCGCTGCTGAGGCAATTCTTTTACTTGTATCAAGTTTAATTTCAGGTACCACACCAGCAAATGCAATCTGGTTTAAAGCTGTACCTGATGGTGTGGATGATCCGGCAGAGATTACTGAGAGTGAACAGTGGCTGGATGATATATGCCAATTCATCTGGCGCAATATTCATGGCGCTAATTTTGATTCAGAAATCTTTGATCTAACACTGGACTATACCGTTGCTGGTTGGGCTGTCATGTATGAAGACATCAACCGTCGGGCTGGTGGAGGTTATGTATTTCAGAATTGGCCAATTGGTGAGTGTTATATCGCTTCAACACGGCCTGATTACATCGTAGATACGATTTTCCGTGTCTATGAAATGACAGCAGCTGCAATCATCAAGGAATATAGCGAGGAGAAAGTAAGTCCGGCTGTACGTGATGCTGCAGAGAAAGAACCAGATAAACGATTCAAGATCATGCATGCCATCATGCCACGTGCTGAGTATAAACAGCCTATAGATGATCGGCCATTGTTACCCAAGCATATGGCTTTTGCTTCATACCATGTGGAAGTGGATAACAAAATCATTCTTAAAGAGTCTGGTTATAACGAGTTTCCATGCGCCGTGCCACGCTACCGAAAGTTACCAGGTAGCGTATATGGCGTTGGGGCTATGTCTGTGGCCTTACCTGATGCCAAGACAGTCAACAAGATCATGCGTGATTACTTAAGAAGCTTGGAAATAGGCGTTTTAGGTATGTATATCGCAGAGGATGATGGAACTTTAAACCCTCGCACAGTACGGCTTGGTGGTGGAAAGATCATCACTGCAGCAAGTGTAGATTCAATGAAACGTCTGGATGATGGGAAAAGTATCCAGGTATCTGATGTGGGTATTGAACGCCTGCAGGCTGGCATCCGTAAAAAACTTATGGCAGATGCTTTGCAACCCGCAAGTGGCCCAGCCATGACAGCAACCGAAGTGCATGTGCGTGTGGATCTGATCCGGCAACAGCTAGGTCCATTGTATGGGCGCTCACAGGCTGAACTACTCACTCCATTGTTGGAACGTTCTTTTGGTTTGGCATATCGGGCAGATGCGTTAGGCGAAGCACCAGAAGAAATGCAAGGCCGTAATCTTTCATTCAAATTTATTTCACCGCTTGCACGTGCTCAGCAACTGGAAGATGTAAGTGCCATTGAGCGTCACCTGGCATTAATTGGACAGGTCGCACAAAGTGATCCATCTGTTCTGGACAACATTGATCTGGATGCTGTAGCTCAAGTTACAGGCGCTCGACTGGGTGTACCAACGGCGACCATGCGTACAGATGACCGTATTCAGACAATACGTCAGCAGAGGGCAGAACAGCAACAGGCAGCTGCTGCACAAGAACAAGAAGCGGCAATGACTCAACAGATGAGTGGCGCTTTAGCTAAAGGCCTGGAAACTCAATTAACCAGTGAGACAATGCAATGATTTTAATTGTCGCGGTACTTGCTATTGTCTTACTGATTTCACTAGCTGGTTGGTGGAAGTGCCATAAAGAAAAACGTGATTTAGAGGCTGTTAATTACCACAAGTCAGTAGCTGAAATTAAGACTATTCAGAAAATATCTCAGCTTGAGGATGCCCTTAAAAAAGCTCAAGAACATATAAAAGAACTCGCTCAAACGCCAGATCCAGAAGAAGAACAAACCCAACAAGGTCAATACGTACGTACACGGCGATTAAGACCAGCTACGCCAGTGACTTATCAGACCGTATTTGATCTGGACATTAATGGCCAGCGAGTGCTTGAACATCTAACTGCCAAATTCTGTCGGGAAGCTTTTGTATCGAATGAGCGTGGCGGTGAACGTGAAACCTGTCACCGGTTAGGCCAGCAAAGCGTTATCCATTTCATTATCAACCAAGTAAATCAAGCAAACGATCCAGCTTATTCAGAGGAAGAGAACCATGACTCATGAACAACAGAACACAAATACAGCGAACGTACCGCCAGCTGAACCAGCTCAAACTCAACAGCCACCTGTTACACCAGAAGCAACTCCGGGCAATGCAGAGCAAGTACCAGGTGAACCAGCGCAACAACAAGCACAACAACCTGCTGATAACCCACCTCCAGCGGATGAAACGCCTTCTACAGGCACTGTTCCCGAAAGTTTTGAAGCATATGACATTGCAATTGAAGGTTTCGATTTAGAAGCCTTTTCATCCCATGAAAGCAATAAAGCCTTTCTGGAAAAAGCACATGGATTAGGCATTTCAAATGAACAGATGACTGCTGTTTTAGAAGCGTATGAGCAACATGCCGCCGTACAGGTTGAAGTACTCCAGGAAGAGTGGGGTACAGAATTTGAAGGCAATCTGCGTTTTGCCCAGCAAGCTGCTAAGGCTGCTGGTTTAACTATGGATGATATTGACTCCCCAACGTTCGGTATCAAGCTCGCCGCATTCTATGGCAAGCAATTGCAGGAAGATATGCCACCTGTAAATACCCAACCAACTGGGGGAGTTGATGTTCAACAATTAATGTCGTCAGAAGCATATTTGAATGAAAGCCATCCAGACCACAAGCGTGTGTATGCACAAGTTCAAAGCTTTTATGAACAACAATTTAAATGATAAGGAGATTAGCTTATGCCATTAGCTAATTTGAATAAAATTACGGCGGCTTTCGTTCAGCAGTTCCATGATAACTATGAAGTTGCATGTGCTCAGAATGAATCACGATTACTAAAAACCGTAGTAAATCGTGGTCGTATTGAAGGGGAATCATTCACCATTAACGATATGGGCCAAGTGGAGATGCAAGCTTCTGGTGCTCGTTTTGGTGATACTCAATGGACTATTCCTGATGTAGGTGTACGTACTGCGATCATGTCAGACTGGGATTTATTTATCCCTATTGAAAGCCGTGATATTCCTAAACTAAAAGCACATCCAAATGACAAGTATATCAAGCTGCTAAAAAGTGCACGTGACCGTAAAACTGATGACTTGATCTATCACGCTTTAGTGGGTGGTGTAACACGCACTGTTGTAGATGATTCGGGTGCTAAAACAGTTTCTACCGTACAACTGCCAGCCTCCCAGATCATTCTGTCTGGCTTTGGTTCTTTAAAACAGCAGCTTGTGAAAGCAAAAGCGATTTTCCGTGCTAATGAATGTGATGAGCATAACGGGGAGAACCTTTATATCCTCTATACATCAACAATGCTGGAAAAAATCTTAAGTGATACTACATTGACTTCGGCAGATTTCATGGCTGGTAAAATGCTGCAGGAAGGTGGTGTAGGTGGTAAATGGTTAGGCTTCAACTGGATTCCGTATGAAAAGCTGAAACAGGGTACCGCCGTAGGTGAGATGCGTACAGTGGCTTACTCTGGTACAGCCTGCCACTTTGGTGATGCTGCAATTACTGACTTCGGTATTACAGCTCGACCAGACAAGAAGAATATTAAACAGGTGGGTGGTGTTCACTCATTCGGTGCAGGACGTTCGAATGAGCAGAAAGTGGTAGCAATCGACTTTGTAGTATAACTGGGGTTTTGCCTCACATCTTGACCGGGGTGTGAGGCTTTTTTATTGTTTAGGATTGAATTTTTGTGGTGCAAACCCATATTAAAAAGGAATTTAAATAAAGAGTAATAAATAAAATGAGTTATACGGAAATCCAACAACGCTTAGAAGAAGAACGCAAAATTTTAGCAATGCATCAGCAAAACTTAGATGCCTTTATAGATCAAGGTTATAAAAATTTCGTTAGTGAAGATACACTTCGACAAATGCTTCTTAAAAATGAATCTGTTGTAGAAAAATATAATTCAGAATTTAATAGATTAATTTCTGAAATAAACTTATCTGGTCGAAAAATAGCAGAACTTACTCTTGAATTAAAAAATTTTGTTATTAGGAATGCGTAAGTTGAAATAATTATCTAGCTAGTTTACCCAACAAACTTAATCAGAACCCCGGCAACTATAAGCAAAAGTTATCGGGGTTTTTCTTATGGCAGCAACTAAAGTCAGCATCTGTAATACAGCATTACGCGCTATTGGTGCAAAACGCATCTCAAGTTTTGATGAGGATTCAGAAGAGGCAGAACATTGTCGTGATATTTACGATCAAATACGTCTTTCTCTATTGCGTAAGCATCCTTGGTCATGTGGCAAAAAGCGCGCCATTCTTTCACCTATAAGTACATATCCAAGCTTTGGCTATGCTCATGCATTCCCATTACCGCATGATTATGTGCGTGTGATTGATACCAATATTGAAAGTTATGAAATTGAGAACCGGTACATACTTGCTGATACAAACCGGATTAACCTGATATATATCTTCGATAATGATAATGAAGCCACTTGGGACCCGATGTTATGTGAGGCACTTAGCCTGAAAATGGCATCAAGCATGTGTAAACCTATTACCGGTAGTGATGCTGCCGGTGATAGTGCCGAAATTAAATTTAAGGAATTGATCAAAGAAGCACGAAATATCAATGCTCAGGAACGGCCAAGCCAGGATCTACAGTGGTCTGATTCCTCATATCTGGAGGGTCGTTACTAATGAGAACCTGGATACTAAAAAATAATCTCAGCAGTGGTGAGCTTAGCCCACTTTTATGGACCAGAACCGATGTGCAGCAGTATGCCAACGGCGCAAAGAAACTGTTAAATGCTTTACCATTGGTTGAGGGCGGTGCCAAGAAAAGACCGGGAACTAAATTTAGAGCAATCATGGCTGGGGCTATTCGCCTGATTCCATTCATTGCCAATTCAGAAAATACCTACCTCATCATTCTTGGTATCAAGACACTTAAAGTGTTTAATCCAAGAAATTACTCAATAGTCTATGAAGTAGCTACGCCGTACGATACTGAAAAGAAAGTACATGAAGTGCAGTTTGCCCATACAAAGTACCGCATGTTCTTTGTCCAGGGAGATACACCGGTACACCGTTTTATTTGTTCAGCAGACTTTACCAATTGGCAGTTCGCACCTTTTACGTTTAGTGTTCATCCGAATGATGAATTGGGCACCAGTCCCAATGTTGCGCTTAAGCCTTCTGGGGTAGAAGTGGGTAAACTCATTTTACTTACTGCTACTGCATTCCCTGCATGGGTAGTAGGTGAAACCTATCTGACAGGGGAACGGGTTATACATAACAATAAGACATGGAAAGCACTCTCAGATAATAAAGGCTCTGAGCCAGCGGTCAGCAATACAAATTGGGAAGAAGTAACTGGAGGTAATGCTAATGTTTTCACTCCTGAGCACATCGGTTCCATTGTTGAAATCAACGGTGGCCAAGTAAAGATTACCAACTTTGATACTAACCGTTCAGTGTTTGGTGAAGTAGTGGTAAAACTAACTACTGATATTCAGGCGATTGCTAAATCATGGTCTTTAAAAACACTAGCATTTAGTGCTGATAGTGGCTATCCGCGCACAGTCTGCTTTTTTAAACAGCGTCTGGTATTTGCCAATACTAAAGCCAGTCCTAACCAGATGTGGTTTAGCCGTATTGCAGATGATGGTAATTTTCTTGAAACAACTGAGGATGCTGATGCCTTCAGTATTGCATCCAGTTCGGCACAGTCAGATAACATCCTGCATTTGGCCCAGCGTGGTGGCGTGGTTGCACTTACAGGCGGCTCGGAATTCTTGATTAGCTCTACTGGTGCATTAACACCAGCCTCGGCACAGATCGATCAGCACACAAGTTATGGT